AGATGGACTTAAGATACTTAATTGTTGAATCCCAATTGCCTTTAGATCTAAAAGTAATCATGAGGAATCTCCTTCCATTTTGAATTTTTAAACACTTACTACGGTGGCAACGTGGTGACCTACTCGGAGTAAGATGTCTCCCTTCATTAAATGATCTGGCTTTGTTAAATGATCGGTGTCAACAAATATATCGACCATGTTTGTTTTATCGAAAGCCTCTTTTAAGTTTCCTGTGTAAGCATTATAAGGGACGTTAATGCCTACTCCAATAGCACAGCAAGCAACAAGACTGGAACAATCGCATGAGCAATAATTACTAATCTTTCCGATGTTATAATTATTCTTCTTAGCTTCGTTATATAGACTTGTTCTAACCCATTGGTCGTAACCGATTTTGTCATTCTTACAAGCTGCAAGAATTTTTCTAGCAAATAAGTCTCTTTTGTTTTCATCTCGCATGCGAATTACATAATCCCATTTCTTACCACCTGAGATATAGTAATCCCATACTGTTACTTCTTTACCAGTCTGATCGCCCTTTTTACCGCCAGCTGATTTACCATTTTCATCATAAACTGCGTGACCTAATTTAATCATACTTATCCTTTCGAATGAAACTTAGCTCTTCTCTCACGATTGAGCTTAGCATAATAAGCACTAACATCTCGCTTAGGCATCTTTTTAGAATCTGGATTACTTTTTATAGATGCTACATGCAATAAAGTTAATAACCTATTCAAATGCCACTTCTCGCAAGAGAAAGGTATCTGGGCCGCGGCCATATAGTAATAGATGACTTCTGACGTCATTATATCACCATTTTTAGTTTTGTTAGGATTATTATCGGTGAATGTTGTAGCAGTCATCTTTTTACCTATATAGTCTTGAATATCTTTTAAATTTTCATTTGTTAAGCATAAGTAAACATTAGGGTCAACATTATTTGTTAAGGTCATGAATTTTATATAATCCCGTAACTCTTCCATTGTATTTGGACCATTCTTATCGTTTTCATATACCTTGAGAAATGGTCTTTCGTATTTCGCTTCCCATTTACTTAAAGATATCAATGAATGTTCCAACTGTAATTTAGCTGCTTTTACATTGACGAATTCTTCTTTTTCGGCATTCCACAATTTATTAGCAGGTACAATTATTTCTAACATTGACCCTCCTTCATTACTGCTGCTTATTATATGTAGAAGGAAGCTTATCCTTAATTTCCTTAGGAAGTTCATTTACATTAATATCCTTAGAAAGATCCTTTGGAAGAATACCTGTAATAAACTTTGTAGCTTCCTCTGAGTTCGTAGCTAAATCTGTATAAATATCAGAGTATGCCTGAGTAGACTTAAAGTTCTCAAGAATCTCAGGTGACTTGATGAATTTTCTACCATCATTTGAAACTTCTCCATAGGACATATCAATAAACTTTCTCATAAATTCCATGAGCTTTGCTACGTCCTGTGTCTGAATAATCTTAAGGAGAATTCCCTGGATACCGCCATTCTCTGAGGTCTCGAGGTTGAGGAGTTCTGCCTTAGTTAAATTAAATCTAAAATCTTCCTTTCTTACGTTACCGAAGAAATCTTCATATTCACGAGTCATTGTATACATAGTATTAATCTCCTTTTTTCTGCCATTTTGAATTTTAAAATAATAAGGAGAGCTAGAATATTCCAGATCTCCTTGAATTACATTTTACATGGATTAAATAATAATTAGACTGCTGCGGTCATAATTGCGTAAATACCAGCTGGTGAAGGAAGGTATGAATCTGTTCCAACGCCTCCTTCAGTTGTTGGGTCAGTTCCCTGAATAGCATTAAGTACGGCATTGAACTGTGCTGCTGTACACTTTGTAGAATCGATAATGATGTTAGATGCATTCTTGTAAGTTACGCCATTGATTGTCATAGCGATAGGAGTTGTGGTAAACTCGAATGAGAATGCAATAGCTTCTGGTGAGTCATTGATTGACTGATAACCTCTTTCAGAAGGATTACATGTTGCATTGTAAATGATGTGAATCTGCTTACCATGCTCATTACCTTCTGTATCGTTACCGATTGTTGAAATGAATGCAAAGCCAAATGCCTTACGACCCTGCTGTCCGAATCTCATGCCAGGAATAGGTGATACTTCACCATTGCAAGCTGCAAATTCATCAGGGTATGTGTAGCACTCAATTGTGCCACCAAAATCTTCAGCACCTCTAAGAGCGAGATACTTCATGTCGTCAGCGTAGATGGCATTTTCATCAGCACCTGATGGAGTCTCATTTACTGTTGAAAGACCGTTCCAAGCTACACCATTAGCGTAACCAGCAAGTCTATTGCCTGAAGCTTCGACAGATGGATCGGATACAAAGAGCACTCCCTGCTTATTACCAGTATGGTAAAGATGCTCGCCTACGTTGTCCCAAGTTAATTTTGCCATAATTAGGCCCTCCTTAAATTAAAAATATACAGTTAAAGCGTCATGATATAAGTTGTCAGAAACATAGCAATTACTAAGTCTGCACATAGGTAATTTTTCCAATAACAATTCTGTACAACTTGTGTTAAAATCAGAGCTTTTACTTATGATAGATAGATTGTATCTCATTGTGCTAATATACTTACGATCATCTGCCTGTATATGATCTGCCCCTTCTTTGTAATATATCACACAAGGATAACTAATTTTAATATTCGATGGAGGTGCAAAGTAAAAGTTAGAAATCTTACCAGATAAAATATCACGCAATAAAGCGTCTAGATCTGCTCTATCCCTCACTATTATACACACCTCCTATCGATAATATAATTCTAGGGTATGGAAACTCAATAGATTCAATTTTCCATTTAGTACCCTTAATAACAGCATACCGCATGTATGCACCATTTTTATTGGCAAAGCTGTCCGCAAGTATGCTGATCTCATGTCTGAGATTTATGTCGTCTATTGCCTTATCCGCAGGTTGCCAATTTACGCTGAAATCCCTCATAAGCTCAGCGTAATATGGCCTTTCTACTAATTGCTCCTCAAATACAGAAGGATAATCTGGATTTTCAACCTGCAGGGCAAAGCCTATTCTTATACGAATCTTTGCCATTTTGAATTTTTACCTTTCTTTATCAGCCGGCTACTACAGGATCAGCTACTACAGGATTAGAACCTGCTGCAACTGCTACTGTATGTCTTACAACGAAAGCTGACTTAGGCTTAATAAGAGCACCAGAGCATCTTGTCTCGATAAGATACTTTTCCTGGTTGACATCGATATCGAAGTCTGAGAATGAATTAACTTCACCACCCTTATCAGCACCAACTGCATAATCGTGAAGGTCTACGATAATAGCATCAAGAGTGTGTACTACATTATCAGAATCTGTAATTGTGAAATTCTCCATTACAGGAACTGTTACAATTCTCTTAACTCTGAATGCCTGAGCAACAGCAGCCTCGTCCTTGTAGAGTCTATGACCAATACCATCCTTCTGAAGTAAGAAAGATGTGAGCACGTCGTCGGTTGTAAACATTGTGAGATCACCAGAACCTCTGTAGTCCTTTCTAGAAAGAAGAACGGACTCAAGCATTAAATCACATCTCTGATCTCTAGTACTGTTAGCTGGATATACTGTATCTACGTTCATAGCGTATAGACCTGCGCCCTTACCAGCTGGTAATACTTCTGCGCCTTCTGTATCAAGAGCAATTGGTCTAATGCAGTCTGGCTTAATCTTGTCTGGAGATGATGGATTTCTACCGTCACCAATAAGAATTGCTCTAGCGATTTCCTCGTCAAGCATAATTCTCATTTCTCCACGCATCCAGAGTACTACATCAAAATCTGTAATATCAATGATGTCATCCCTATCAAGCTTCTGCTTCTTATAAATTGTCTGAGGAGATGTCTGTCTCTTTAAGAGTGTGAAGATTTCTTCTGTCTTCTGGTTACCCTTAATATAACCCTTCGCCCTAGCTTCATCAGCAGTGATGTCAGCATGTGTTGTCTTAATTCTTGAGAATGGAACATGCTTGGTTCCAGACATTACAGTTCTAACCCACTCGGTTTCTCTCTTGATGAAATCAGGTGGTGTATTAAGTTCCTTAGCATCTGGGAATAACCAATCGATATTCTCAATACCATAATCTCCCTGGGCATGAGCTAGAATTGACTTTCTAAGTGATCCATAAGAACCCATGTCAGTAATGGCCTTGTATTCAAGATCCTCAAAGTCTGCGTGTGAAAGAACATTGCCGTCCTCTTCATATGTGTCAAATGCGTTGTGTTTCATTTCTTCGTCCTCCTCGTATTCCTCATTGTTATTAGTTTTTCCATTAACAGCAGCTCCGATTACGGCATATACCGCTGTCTTCTGAATATCAGTGAGAGTGTCAAATACATCTCTAACTGTTAAATCACTCTTGTCTGAATGCTCGAGATCTTCTTCATCATCGTATTCTTCATCGTCGTATTCATCATCAAGCTCTTCGTCTTCATCATCTTCATCATATTCTTCGTCGTCAAGCTCTTCATCATACTCATCATTGTCGAGCTCTTCGTCTTCAATATAATTGTCCATGTATCCTCCTTCTTCAGAATGTTCCAAAGTAAGTCCGGTATATATGACTGCTTCTTCATCATTAACTTCATAATCATCAGAATGCGCCATGCTTACATTATCAATATAAGCACCTGGATTTGCTCCAGCTAATACAAGACTCACTTCTTTTATGCTACCATGCAAAACATCCTTGTATCTGTTCTGTTTTAAATTGTTGGCAAATATCGATAATGCATTAATATCGCCATTCCTAACGAGTTCTCTAGCTTCATTACCACGGTCATTATTATTGAATACACCATAAGCATATACACCTTCTGGTCTATTCTCTAGATAAGCATGACCTAGTACCTGAGAAACATCGTTATGATTGTGCTGCCAGACAAGCGGAACTACGGTACCATCATTATCTATGAAAGCATCTTTTCGTATCGTTCTTCCATCTGAACAGCGTAGATCATTTCTAGTGGCCCATCCACTAAAATCGTAATGAATCTTTGCCATTTTGAATTTTTCCTCCTAATTATTTATTCATTATAACCATTATCGTAGTTAGCTTCATCAGCAGTAGATGCCGGTGGAGTTACCATACCATCATTCTGGTTAAGATTCTTATTTCTAAGTTCATCTGCAGCCGGATCCTGTACAGGTTTGAAACCAACAATAGATCTAACTTCATTAGAACTGAGAATTTCGTTACGAGTAAACTTATCCGCAATATCGGCAATAGATGAGATAGGTGCAAGTCTAAACGGATCGTTAAAGTATACAATAGACTGCTTCTGTTTTCTAGCAGTTTTCGTAAGCCACTTACGCTTAATTTCGTCTGAGATGCAACCAAGTATCGGTTCTATTGTTCTATTGTAATAATTTCTCATAACTTCTTCTGGCGCTGTACCATTCATAACTTCTTCTGAAATACCCAACTGACCAAACAACTCAGTAGTTAAATACTTAATCTGCTCTAGAAGATTATTCTCTATAGGCCTATTAAGCTGAGTCACTTTTTCTGTAGAATCAACATAAGCTATACCATACTTTGAGTCTACAAGCTGATGTTCGATATCTTGTATTCTCTGATTAGCCTGCTGCATTCTAGCTGGTGACTTAACCGAATAAGGTAATTGGAATATCAAGTTCATTTTATTAGAACTAGAAGCTTCATCTAGTGAATCCATTAAAGCTAACTTTCTAATAAGTCTTTGCGCAGTAGAGTTTCTTTCATTCATTATTGCATAGAATGGATTCTCTAATATCAATGTAGTTTTCTTACTAACTATTATTTCTTTAGTAATACCATCTCTATCGTCATATCCTCGTACTAATACATGTCTTGGATACCACTGCAATATCTTACATACTCTAGCGCTGTCAATTGAAAAAGCAGCTGTATCTGGATCAATATCTGTGTCAATTGGTATCACAGCCACACATCCTTCATCTAACATGGATTGAACCATATCTTGAACAAATGCCCTACCAGTCTGATCTATATTAGCTTCGGTCGATAATATGTTATTAATGTCAGATGGTTCATCATACAAATATCTGTTTGAATCATCTAATCTAGCATGAATAATTTTATTAGAAGCAACATCAATAGCTATACGATTATATACACTAGTAATAATACTTCTATCATTACCGTTAGTAAATCTAGGTCTATCTGGTCTTCTATAAGATGATTGACCTATACTATAGATAACTGAATTTGTTGGGTCTTTATTCATGAAAGCATTCCATCCATGCTGTAATCTATCAATTAATCCCATTTTGAATTTTTATACCTTTCTCCATTTACCATTTGAAAATGGTGTTATACCATACTTTTTCAGCAACGCATCTCTCTTTTCCCTACGTAAGTCTTTAGGTGATTTTCCAGTCATTTTGGCCGCTCGTTTCTTTTCTTTCATTAAACGACTTTCATATCCATTGCTAGATCTAAGCGCAGAATTAGATTTATTAAGACCTACTATGTCTTCCCAATCTTTTACTGTTCTATCTCTCTCCGACTTAGCAGCATTATTTCTTTCTATTTCTTCTGCTCTCTTCTTTTCCTTCTGACTTACTCTCTGTCTTCTTTTATTCTCTGCAAGTAGAAGTTCGCGTTCTCTATTTTCGTTTGCTGCCTGTTCACGCTTAGACTTTTCATATGGTGAATTTAAGCGTTTGGCTTCTGCTCTGCCTTTCATTTCTTCAATTGCATCATAGTTTGGCTTTACGCGGCTATTATACGCTTCACGATAACGCTTAGACTTTTCGTAAGTTGTATTTAAGCGATTAGCTTCTGCCTGGCGCTTCATATACTCTGCTTTACGTTTGGCTTCTGCCTGGCGCTTCATTGCAATTGGCGCATTAAGCTTCTGATATCTTGCTTTAGCTTCTTCTATTCTTGCTGATTGAGTATTTTCTTTAGCTTTAAGAGCAGATGAAGGCATACCAGCATAGTCACCTCTTACTCTTTGAGCATTAAGTCTACTAATCTCGGATGCTCTATTAGCTTTTTCCTTAGCCTCTCTAGCTGATGAAGGCATTCCACCTAAATCACCTCTAGCAGCCTGCTTAGAAAGCTGATTGATTTCGTACTTGGCTAATATTCTTTTATTTCTTTCTTCTTTAACTCTTGCCTGCGCTTCTTTAGCTGATGTAGGCATACCAGCATAATCGCCCCTAGAAGCCTGATTAGAAAGCCTACTAAGCTCAGATACTCTTTCCTTTGCCGCGAGAGCTGATGAAGGCATACCTGCATAGTCACCTCTAGATTTCTGCTTAGAAAGTTTATCAATCTGTCCCCAGTCAGGATAATAACCTGCCGGATAGCGGTAATTATAGTATTGATACTTTCCCTTATTTTCTTCGGCAAGTCTATCAATCTTGTCTCTCATAACTTTTTTAGCGACGGCTTTTTCGCCAACTGGTGTATAGTCAGGGTCTTTAGTATAGCCATTCTTAGAGCCCTTAGTTCTATAGTGCATAAGATAATTATCATATGCAATATCTGCAAAATTACTCATATCTTTTCTTCTCCTTGTTTAATTCTTTAAAAAATCATAAGCATTACTTGTTCCAAATACGTCTTCCCATGTTTTTACGTCTTCCCATGTTTTTACGTTATCCTGTGCTTTTACGTTATCCATAAGCTCACGGATTGGTGTATTCATTAGAGGGCTCTTATTAGTTTCTCTAATTATGTCGGCCATTAATGGACTAACATGTGAATGACTAGAAACACTCGATATAGCAACTGACGCTATCTTTGGTAAATATGTATGCAAAGCCATGGCTCCTATTGTAGTGGCTACCGAAAGTGGAATGCCAACTAGAAGACCAATCTTTTGGTCTCTTTTGTACAATTCAGCTCTACCAACTGCCTTTTCTGCAGCACTAAGACCCTCAGAATATAAATCTTTATTAACTGCTACTTTTCTACGCTTTTCCTCAAGTTTCTCTGTATCTCTATTCTTATGTTTTCTGCGGCTTATCTCATAATCAAGCCTATTGAGTCTTCTTTCGGCGTCTGCTGCGGCCATCATTCTTTTTAATCTATTTTTAGGAAAAGATTCGCTAAGATAACGAAAATCTTCGCCATACACATTTGCCACACCACTAATTGATTTTGTTTTGCCACTGTTACTATATAGTCTTTCTCTACCTAATGGTGTTAAAGTTCCATCAGGATTCTGATACCTTCTTCGACCCCATTTCTGACCAAGAATGCCATAATGGGCTAAGTAATCTTCATTGCTCATTTTATCTGTCTCCTTACTTAATCATATTATATGAACCGGCCTTCTTGGACAAGTAATCTAGTGTATTTTCTAGTGCGATTGAATTTGAATTCACATCATTAGCCAAGGTCGAAATTGCATTGCTTGCATCTTTCTGTAAAGCACCAGAATTATACGCATTAATAAGCGCGTTAACACTAGGAGCCATACTTGAGCTGCTCGCTCCTTTAGCTGCCGCATTAATTGTATTGTTAACCATAGACGTTACTTCGTTATAAGCTTTAGGATCAATATTAAGATTATTACCAAATTCATTATACATAGTTGACCAAGTTTTTCCCGCCT